TAACCAATTCTGTGATGTCTAATTCTTCTGAATCAGATGAACCATCTTTCTTTTCATCAGACTTACCTTCGTCATCAATTTTTTCAACATCAGGGTCATTGTCAACATCAATTGGTGTTGACCCGCCTGATGCCGCTGGTGGCGGAGGAGGTGTTACTCCCGCTTCTGCTGGCGGTGGTGGAGGTGTTGCTCCTGCTTCAGGTGCTAACGCCCCTAAATCTAAAGGTGCTTCAGCGTCTTGCTCCATTATATATTTATTGATACTTCTGTATCTATTTATTTCACTTAATATTTTTTTATCTAAACTCATAGTATTAACCGTTTAATAATTGTTTTATACCGTTAGCAGTTTCAACTCTAACTTTTCTGTTGGCAGTTGTTTGGTGTCCAGCTCTTTCAATAAGACCGTCTCTTTCTCTTACAGTATAACAATCTCCCGTATCTAGGTCACAAACTTGTTTAGTTCCGTCACCGTTATCTTCTTGCGAAAATCTAGTTGATTTACCAAGGTAGTTATCTAATGCTGATTTAATGTCCATAATTATGTTTCTATATAAATATATTGTTTATGACTTAAGTTAACTTAACTTAATCGTGAATGGGAATGTTTGGTATGCATCAGGTATTACATCATTAGGATTATTAGTCGTATTGAATTTAACATACTTATTAGGTGATGTTGCCATTAATGATATTTTGTTATAAATTTTATTTATTTTATTATATTCTTCATCATTATCAATATCTTGTTTTACAATATCTAATATACCTAATGCAGTTATATTAAAATATTGTTTATCATTACTAACATAATCTTCAAGTTCTCTACTGTAATCACCACTTCCAACAACTTCTTCAACAAATGTGTTATTAGGTCCAGGTACTAATTTAACTGCCTTCCAAGTCCATTCAGTATATTGTTTAGTAATATTCCAAGTACCTGAAGCAGGATTTATTCCAACATACATATTCATTGCACTACCAACTAAGTTATATGTGGTATTTGCGGTTAAAACAATTGGCCCCGTTTGTTGTGGGTTTGAATTAACATTTGGTGGAGAGCCAGGTATTACTGTAGGTTGTGCGGGTGATGTTTGATTTGGATTGTATGTAAAGTTTGTTGTACTAACAGCATTACCATTTTCAGTCTTAACTGTTATTGTATTATTTTGTGATACATTTGTATTACTAAACGGAACTAAAACAACAATATTTGTTGGGTTGTTAATTGTAATTCCTGTAGTTGTTGTAACATTATTAATTGTTATACCTGTTATAGTGTCCAGATGTTTACCAGAAATAGTAAGTATTGTTCCCGTTACACCTGTTAATGGTGAAAAAGATGTTATAGTTGGTGGAGGACATGTAGTAACAACTGTTGTTGTTGTATTAATATTATTTGTAGCACCTGTAACTCCCGCATATATGTTTGCTATTTTTTGTTTTTGAGTTTGGTCTGCAGTTCTAATTGATTTTGCAGACTCTGTATTTAATTGAGCGTCTCCCGCAGATTTATATGCATCTTTTAATGTTTTTTCTAATTTTTTATATTGGTCTAAATTTGAATCATAATAAGATTCCGCGACATCCGCCTTAGGCCAATAACAAACATAATATTTTGAAATACCTAAAGGAGCATTTCCATTCTCTCCGTAATAAATTCTATTAAGGTTTGGAGTTAATCTTGCAATCATGAAATCAATAAACGAACCAATGTCTTTAAAGTTTGCAATTGGTTGAGATGTTGGAGTTCCTGTTGAATTTGGAATATTAACACAAGATGATTGTTTTTGAATAAAATATTTTGTTGCAGCTCCGTAATAAACATTTAAGGCAACATTTGCAAAATTATTGTTATAACCGTAGAATTTATCTTTATTAAATGTTTTAACATAACATAAAATATAAATAAGAACTTGTAAGTTAGTATTGGTTGTCTTTTTTTGTATTTCAGTAACAAGTTCTGAAGGTGTTAAAGATATTGTTTCTGATTTAACAAAATCACCCCATGTACTATAATTTGAATCTAAATTATTTGTACAAGTATTTGTTGCGGCTGCCGTGTTATCACCTTGTTGTGTTAACAATGCAGATTTATTAACATTAGTTATTGCTTTACCAGTGACATTATCTTTTTTATTAATAACACTTTCAATTTGTGATAATAAGTTTTGATTAATACTTTGTAAGTAATTGTCAATTGACGGTAAATCATAAATTCCTTGTCTAATACCGTTAAATGATGTTTGGAATTGTCCCGCACTTATTGAGTGTTTAACCTCAGTAATCATATATGGTCCATTAAACATTGGTACATGTCTAAGGTTAAAATACATTGTTGGTTGTAATAATGCGTTACCTAAACAAACAACATTACATTGATAACTTCTTTGTTTATATAAATTATAAAGTCCAACATTTTGTGTTGCAACATTTCTACCTGAAGCTTGATTAACCATATTCAATTGCGTGTTAATAGATTCTGAAGTCGCTTTACCACTATCCATTGATACATTAAACGAATAAAAAATGTTTTGATTTCTAATACCAATATCCACATTAAAACCTACACATCTGTTAGATAATGCCCAATCTTTTTTACCAATTTGGTTTTCAATTAATGGGTTTTCGGATGCTCTTCTCATCTCAAATGCATCATCTCTAAATCTAGAATTTCCTTTAGGTAAATCTAAATAAGCGGATGGGAGTCCCGCATAGAAACAAATCATTTTAGGGCCAGATTTTCTGTAATCAACATCTAAAAATGTACCCCACATGTTGTCGGCAAATTGTAATGAACCTTCAGCGGTTTGAGATAAAACAGTACCATCCGCGTCTTGTACATTATAGAAGTTAACATACGCGGGTAATGGCATTACATTAAATTTATTTTTAATTAATAAACCACTCATGAATGTAAAAACACTCATGTCCATATTAAGAGAACTTTCTTCAACTGTTTTATTCCCTAATAAAGTTTCTTTTAACGCAAATATGTCAATGATAATAGTATCTCCAATATTTCTTGATGCTCTATCTAAAAATAAAATATCCTCAAATAATGTTTTGGTTGTAAAGTCACCACCAGCAATCCACTTGTCGTTTAAAGCTTTAAACATCTCATAATTTTCAACTTTACTTTGTTGACCATCAATGACACTCTGAATTGTTTTTTCAGGAAGTTCTTGTTGGTCAGGAAGTTCCAATCTAATTTTTGTTAATATTTGGTTTAAGAATATATTTTGAAGTTCTGTTGTACCATTAAAATATGTTTGAAGTCTGGTTTTAAACTCAGTACTATCAATCGTTGGTGTATATAATTTTTGAGTGGCGTATTGTTTAATTAATTGTGAACACAACACAATATTATCAACCGTAAATTGAATATTATTATCAATAAAGAAATCTGTAATATAAGAACCTTGGTCTGTATATTTTAGATTTGTAATTGTTGAAAACCCTACTTCTGTTTCTAAAGCCAACCATTCATTTGGGAATGCCGCTTTTGATTGAGATAAAGTCACAATACCGTTTAATGATGGTAATGTATTTTTAACATAAGGATTAAATTGTATTGGGTCTGTAATTGTATTAGTACCTCCATTATAAGCTAAGAATGAATCAACAACTCTTCTTTTATAATTTGCGGGGTTACCATATTTTAACACAACATCATATTCTAAGAATGATTTTATTGTATTAGAAAATGAGGTTAATTGAGTATTACCAAGTGTTTTAAAATAATCACCAGTTGATAATCCATTATTTCCATTAACCGACATCAAACTTCTAAATAAGTATTGGAAGTTTTTAAAGATTGCATTATTGTCAACAGGAGAAGCCCCGATTGGAACAACAACTTGCGGACCTAAATCAATATCTGCAACAGGTTTACTAAAGTTTAAGAATTCCTGTTCAAATTTATCTAAAATACTTTTATCAAAAACTGAAAATATTTCTTCAATATTAGAATATTCGTCATCAATCAATAATTTAAAAGACGATTGTTTTGTATTACCTGTTAAAATTTTATTAACATATGAATCAGGTTTTGGCTTAGTTATTTGGTCATTATTAAAATAACCATAATTTGGTGCACTCCACAATAATCTAACAGAACCATTATAAATTGATGGATTATCTAAGAATGGACATATAGGTATATTATTAATTAAACATTCAGTATTTACTTGGTTAATTTGTGAACCAAATGAAGGTACTATATAATATTTTTCACTTGTGGTATTTTGGTTTGGTGAACATGCGTTAGGATTTGCCAATATATCTTGAATTCCGTTAGGTAAAATTACAGACCAAGTTTGCATTGTTGAGAAGTTTTGAGACCCAGCAAGTCCTATTGGTAATGACGAGTTAATATTTGAATCAGTAAAATTATATACTTTAACACCCCCATCAATACTCGTTTGTATTTCAGTGTCGGTATATCCACTATATAAATCATAACCATTATAAAAAACATTAAAGTCGTTAATTACTTTAGGATAAAAACCTGTTTGTATTTTTGATATGTTGTTACCATATTCTTGTAATGTAATTTTCTTTTCACCATCAAATTTAAACGAATATGTTTTTGTATCCGCACTTGTTATAGGGTCAAAGTTTGTTTTATAATCAAAATTTTTCCAAGCACTTTCTAAAATATCAATACCTGTAGATTTGTAGGTTTTATATCTAAACCAAATAGAACCTAACTTTAACATCCAAGCATATGGAATTTTATGAATAGCCCCAAACTTTTTAAAACAAGATGCAATATAATCTAAATCACCTGACGCACCATTTGTTTTATACCTTTCTTTTAAGGTTGCTAATGGTAATGCATTTATGAAAAGGTATGCTGCCTGTACATAAGGATATTTGTCTTTTTTTCTCCAATTATAAACACCATTTTGTATCGCATTTATCAGATACGGAGTGTTTAACATTGTTGTAGTTGTTTCTGTTGTTATGTTAGTTATTGGTCTAATATGACTAACATAACCTTCTGTTGGTATAAAAATTTCAGGATTTTTTCTGGTGTCATAAAATACTGTTAGATTTGTTGCAACAATTTCAGTGGTTGGATTTGAAACTTTCAAATATGAAAAATTTGTAACAGGCCTATTAGTTGTATAATCGTACACACTTTCAAAGTTTGAAATTACCGTTCTTGGTTTAAAAACTTTTAAAACATTTGTTGTATTATAAACCGAATCTCTTGAACTACTATCACTTAAACTCATATTACCCGAAACCCATGTTGGGTTAGTAAACGGATATGTATCAATAATTAAAGGTGTGTTACTTGCAGATTTAACTAATTGTTCTAAAGCCTCAGATTTAGTACTTAGTTGTGGTTCTTTACCTAAATCACCAATACTTAAAATATTAAAAGAATTTTCTGTAATATTTTTTATATAAGGTGTAACATAAAAATCTCTAATAAATTCTTGGTACGCCCTACCTGTACCTTGGTTTGAAAAATTTTCCAAACTGGCTTTGTAATTCTCTGCAGTTAAATTATAGTTTTTTAACTTCAAAGTTAAATAAGGTGAGCTTACCCCTAAACTTGTAACAATATTACTTGTTTCTGAACTAAGTACTAAATTTGTTAATTGATTTAGTTGATTAGAATTTGCCCTAATAAAACCATTATAGTTAGCGGTTAAAAATTGTCTTTCCCAAATCTCATAGAAAAATTTAATTTCTTCTTTATTAAGATATGCAATACCTGTTGAAGGGTATTCAATAGCATTTAAATTAATAATGTTTGTAGTTGATTGGCTATCTGTTGGAACCGCAGCAATTGGTGGATTAAACTTTTGAGTTAATCCTCTCATATATTCTTCAACAAATTCTACTTCAGGCCATTTGTCATATAAATAACCTTTAGTTAAATTAACAACTGATGGGTCTGCAATATATTTTAATTGGAATCTACCCTTTTTATCATTAGGTGTTTCAACAAAAAACTGAGGCCAAGGGTATACAGGTATTTGAGCAGTTGATAACCCTTGATTTTCATTTAAAGATTTTTGACTTATATTAAGGTTATCTCTTGTATCTGTACCAGGCGCTGAAGATGTGTTATCTAATATCGCACTTTTTCTAACAGGGTCATATTTTACATTCCAAGCGGTTGTATGTGTATCATCTAACAATCTAATAAACGCCTCGGCTGACGCCATAATAACTGCACAAATATTTCTAACTGTAGGTTTAAATCCAAATCCAATTGTCGTGTCTTCAATTTTTTTAGCAAAATCTGCGGTTAATGCAGTTTCATATTGAGTTAATTGTCTATTTGCTTCTGCCTCCATTTGGCGAATTAATTCTTCAAATCTTGGAGTTCCGTTAAAAGCTCCTGTCGTGGTTGCAAAAGTAAACAAAGGGCTAAAAACAAGATTACCTGATTTATTTGTGTCGTCTGTTGCCAATTTTTCCATTGTTGGTTTTAAAACTCCCTCCAAATAAATTTTAACTGAATTTGTATCTGCAGTTGTTGGAGATAATATTCCAAGTTGTTCAACTGTAGTTTTTTCCAAATCAATATCATCCAAAACAACATTAATTAACATTGTATCGTTTGTAATACTATTTTTAACTGGTGATGGTCCCGTTAATCCTAAAGTAGGATTTTCCGCCAGCAATTTATTATACTCAGTAGTATACCCACTTAACAATGTTTTTGCAGATTGTTTTGCCGTTGGGTCTTTTAATATGTTATCTTTAAAAGTAAAAACGTAAGATTTATCTTTTAATACTATTGGCTTTGGGTTTAAGTATGTATTGAACCAAGACTTTTCACCACCATAAACATCGTTATAATAATTTTGTAATGTTTCTTTATATGTTCTAATGTTTGTTAAAGGTTCAACATCTACTTTAGTGTAAGAATTAATTACTGTTTGCTCAAAAGTTTCAAGTTTATTCATTAATTGAGCAAATGTTATTTCAGGAAAATCAGGAGCGATTAATCCTTTGGCTTTGTATTCACTATAAACTTCAACAACTTTTTGGTAACCTTTCTCACTAACAATTTGAGTGACTACGTTGTTTGAACTATTTGTAGATTCTTTTGATATTGCACCTGTTTGTTTTGTTCCAGATTCAACATTTTTATTTGGAGCTTCAGATGAAGTAGTTGATTTAGAAATATCAAATCTTGTACTGTACATGTGTGGGGCAGCAAGTAAATGACCCATTGAAATCTCGTTAAGTATGTTAAATTTGTATCCAATAAATTCTAACGTAACTTGGTAGTTACCACTAAACGAATTAAACCTAGCATTAAATGTTTTTAGATTTAGTTGATACTTTACCGCTTGACCATAATAACCTTTTAGTGTTAAATAAAATGGACAATATGGTAAATTAAAAAAGGCTGCGTATGGTGAATTATCTCCTAATTGGAATAGAGCTCTACCTTGAATATCTTCTAATTCCATTGTAACTGTTGGAATAAATGAAGTGTTTGTTGTTACATTAATATTTGTAATACCTAACAATCCGTTATCTGTTGAGGTATTACCAGGATTATTAACCGTTACTTTTTGATACGGTTTGGTACCGTCATTTGGGTCAATGTTTTGAATATTTAATTGATTATCACCTAATCCATTTACAGAGTTCTTTCCCGTTAATTCATCGTAATAACCTGTGGTTAAGTTTGTACCTTCGGTTGGTCTTAAGAAATTCATTTTAGCAACCGATACAATCCTAATTCTATCTTCAGGACTTCCACCTACAGATAGTTTAGTTCTTGGTACAACTTCAGCTTCAAGGTTGGCATACATAACCAATTTTTCATGGTCAACCAATCTTTCACGAATATTTCCGAAAGCATCAATAGTCTTGTTTGGGTCAACAACAATAATATTATTGTAGTCAAACTCAACTAATATGTTTCCACTGTTGTCTCCTGGTGTGTTACCTGCCATAATAATAAAAATAATCAGCTAAAGCCGCTTTATAGTCTTGTAATGAAGGTAGTAGAGGATAAGGAATAATCAATACCGCACCATCATATATGTAGTTCTCTAACCCACCAAATTGTGGATTTGCCTGTAATATTAACCAACCAAAATATGGTGAATTATAATACTCTTGAGATACAACATCTAATCTACTTCTAGCAACTTTATATATGTAGGATTTATCTGTTGGCTTTTGAGGTATTGGTACAAAAGGCACAACAGTTTGTTCCCCATTAATGAGAAAGTCACTATATCTATTCCAATATTGATACGCCATTAGTTAAGTTTTGCTTTTGATATATATACATCGTTTGATATTTCATCATTCCATGTTTTATTATTTGTGTTTTGATTTTGAGTCGCACCTAAACCTTTAATTAACGCAACTTGTCCGTCAGAATTAGCTCCTTCAGTTGTATAACTAAACATTCTTTTCTTAGTTGAGTATGGTGTGTACTTTAAGAAATCTTTTAGTTTTTCTTTTTCCATATAAGTTATAAACTCTTTAGTAATACTATTTTCTTCAACAAAGGCTGGTTTAGCAATTTTATCCCAATACGCATCAAACACTTCACTTATATTATCGGAACCTTTACCAATAATACCTGTATTGTTAATTATATTACCAATCATCGCATTTTTAAAGGTTTGATATTTTTTATCATCAACCACATCATCAGAAACAATCATATAAACTCTTCTAAATGTAAAACTACTGTTACCATCAAATAAGGGTAATCTACTAAACGGAACAAACACTTCTTGACCTGCAGGTAACTTATAAGGTGATTCAAAAACTAAAATACCACTATATGTTTGTTTGTTTCCTGTATATGTAAAACTATTAGTACTCATAGTAACCGCATTAAATGCCGTTATACCACTTTTAATTTTTTTAATATCATTAACTAATTCAATTAAAGTGTCCGAAGCACCTTGTGAATTTGTATCAACCTCTGTTGTCGGTAATAAAACAAAACTTCTAACCGTACCATTTTTTTGTTGGTATCCGTCAGTACCTGTACCAGTTTTTCCTGGTGCGAAATATGGAACAGTATTAGCTCTTGCAATATACCCAATATAACTTTGTTGTACATTTACCATACTTTGAGTTATGTTAGTTACCGCATTTTGATAAGTTCCTTTTTTATTCTTAACAATTGATGAGTAATTTTCTTTAACTTGATTAATTAGTCTTGATGAAAAGTTTTTAGATGGGTTTGAAATAAATTGTATAAACCCTTCGTTACCCGCCTTAATATCGGTAATCAATTGTTCAAATATTGTATCAATTCTTTTTTCAGTGTTATATGGTTTACCAAATAAAACTGTTTGTGGGGTATCATTTTCCACAATCATAAATTTACCATCAGTATAAGTTCTTTCTAACATCCATTGTTGACGTAAGGCGTTATTATATTGATTGACCGTCTCTCTATTTTTATTTACAACATTTGTAAAATACGTTTGAGTTTCATCACGTAATTTGTCCATGAAAGTACTATAACTTATAGTTCCAGTCTGTCCTGTTTCAACAATATTATTAGTAATAATAGTACCAATAGTAGTTTCATTTGTTTGTCCGTTGTTTGGTTGCGCTTGGTTAACAGTTGGTGGTGCAATATTGTTAGCCGCTGCAAATTGTAAGAAATCTTTATCAATTACTTTATAACTTGTATCCGTAGGGTCTGCTCTATCGTCATAAATTTCAGTATTTGCATAATAATTAAACGTTAACGCATTTTGTAGTTTATCAACAGATTCTTTTAATCCACTACCACCAACAAAATTAAATGAAAGGGTAACATTTGCAATCATAGGTTGAACACCAATACCTTCAGGATTCAAATCCAATGACTCATATTGGAAACTTAAGTTAGTTGGAATAATTTTAGTATTATAAAAATCCCCAACTCTTAATACTAATACTGGCGGTGCACCAAAAGCTGTGTTGGTTGCGTTGTTATATTGTAAAATTGGTTTACCACCAACACTACCTTTAACTGTAGGTATTGTGTCTCCAGGTCTCATACATTGTTGTAAGAATGTTAACCTTGAGTTAAGACCTTCGGGCGTAATTGAGTGAAATGCTGGTTGGAAAAATTTTAATTTATCTCTAAGATTATCATAAACCATAGGAGTCTCCTCTTTTATGGTTTCAAAATAATCACATTCAGATAATAAAGCCCTTAAAACTCTTTTACTAATATTATCCTTAGGTACTACTACATTCTCAATAACAGGTTGTACTTCAGTTGTTGTAACAACATTACCTGTAACTACAGTTGTTTTTTTAGGGACAGGTTGTGGTTGAGGAGCACTCAATGTTGATTGTATATCAGAAATATACGCTCTTCTACATGCCATTGCATTTGTTGTATATATTTCGTGAGAAACTGCTTGAGTATCCCCACCAACAGCTTTCCCATCATTATCAGTACAGTTTACAGTTGTACCTGGCGACATTCCGTCAATTGAATATGGTTTTGACGCGGTTTTAGATTTTAAAGGTTGTGAGGATGTGTTTTCTCCAAAGTTTTTACCACTATTAACAATTAATCTTTTTTCTTTAATATATTGACTTGTACTTGAGTTTTCAGCAAAAAATCTAATAACAGAGTTAATTCTTCGTGTTGCCAATTCTTTATTATACGATTGTGTTGCAGGTGCAGAACAACTCGAATCTATAGTAATTGTTACAGTACCATCAGGATTATTTTTAAATTGTGATGCCAAGTCAATTGCCAACTGTTGTGCAATATCATAGTTAGGATTAACTACTGTATTATAAAATTCATCTAATTGAACCCCATTTGATTTTTTTGAATATGTTGGTTGTTCACCAATATATTCCGTATACATTTCAGTATAGTTTGGAGATGTTTTAGGTTTTGGATAATCATTTGAAAAATAAAATCCAATGTTTTTATATTTTGTAAAATAATCTTTGTTAGTACCTCCATCACCATTGTTACCAGCAACTTGTGGTATTGTAGTTACAGTACTAACAGCGTATTGCATTTGTTCTTTAGTAACTTCTTTTGAAGAAATTGCTTGTTGAATTTGAAATAAATCGTTTGGACTAATAGTATAATATTTTTTAGCCAATTCGTATAAATCATATTTTCTACATCCCGCAAAGAATGAATCTAAAATACTATCAACTCTAACTTTATTAGTTTCATTTGCCAACACTTTATTAACAATAACATTTAATACTGACGGATGGTCAACAACAATTTTCCAAGTTAAACTACCACTTCTACTTGTATTTTTATAGGTGTAGATTGGTTCAGGTCTTCCTAAGAAATCATTCGCATTCCAATTGGCAGTAACTGTTTCACTAAATGTTAACCCATATGGAGGGAACCACATAACTCTACCACCGTTAGGTCCTCTTTCACAAACAGGTAAATCTGAAACAGAAAATCCTGGTGTATTTGAAGTTGCCCATGCTAAATTTTCTAATGAGAACATATATTTTTTAGCATAAGCATTATTATAACTTCCAATTAAATTTGTTGAGTCTTGACCCCCTTCTTGTTTGTTTGGAGCGATATTAAGATTATATGTTTTATCTAACACAGAATATGAAAATCTTCTACCTTCAGTTGTAATACCATCAGTTTTTTGAAGGTCATTATATTGAAGATACGGAATGTCTTTGGCAAATACTCTACAGTATTCAGTACCAACTTCTTGTCCAATTGCCCCAACATAAGTTAAAACTCTTGAACCTTTTGTCATTTCAGTATATCCGTCATTGAATACTTTACTAACTTGGTCAATCGCATTACCAACATGTTGTAATCGTTTACCACCTTGTGGTTGGCTGTCAACAATTCTTTGTGTTTTATCAAGAATAGAACCTTGTTTAAATGTTCTTTCTGTTGATTCAGTTGAATTATATGATGATGGTTTAAAGTCAGAATCTTCTCTGATTATTTCACCACCAATACCAACTTTCTTACCAGCATTACCTTTGTATTTTGGTGACACCCATGTGAATCCACCTTCAATACCACCACCATTACTATATGTCGGACCATTAGCACCTAAACGAATTTCTTTACTTGGACCTTCATATAGTTGAGCTAATTCTGATGGACCATAAACAGGAGATTGTTGTTCATTACCAAATGAGTCAACAGGTAACGCTCTACTTGGTGAGAATACTCTTGAAGGGTCAGAACTTGTTGACCCAACATAAAAATTAGAATTATTTGTTTCTGTACCAACAATAGCACCACCTAATCTATCAAGTAATGTTCTGTCGTAATTTGGCTTATATCTGTTGTAGTTAATATTTTTCCACAACAAAGATTTTTGCCCCGCACCTGTATTGTTATAAAATATTTGTGTACCAGTCTTACCAGCACCTAATAAGTTACTTACAAAATTACCTGCTGCTGCAATTGGATTTGCAAGTAACGATTGTCCAATTGTTGTTGGTTGTGCAGGGTTAACATTTGGGTCAAAATAAGAACCTGGAATTAATGAGAATGGAGCAACACTACCACCCAATCTAAGTAAGAAATCTGCAGATGCCGAAACAGGATTAGATGGAACTGTAATTTGATAATTTGGCTCAATTAAAGGAACATTACCTGTTAATATATTAACAAGATTAGTACTACTGTTAACATTTAAAAAATTAGCACGACCTATTGTTTCTCTAATAATCGCTCTACCTATTCTTTCTTGAAACTCTTTCTTAAGTGTTTTTGCACCTAATCGAGCAATATATGAATCCGCACTTAATAAACCATTACTACCTTGTGGGTCTGGATTTAATAAAATTGAAAGTGGTGTATAAGATGAAGGATTGATAATTGTTGGGTATGGTTGACCATTTGGTATTCTACCGCCATCAGGATATACAATTTCTAATGTTGTAACCGCTTCACCCGCATCAAAGGTATTACTTGTTGAGTAAGCATTAAGTGGTTTCCATATTTGTGTTGCAGCATATCCCGTATCAACAATATGAGCATCTTGTTGTCCAGGGCCATACTCCCCTTGATTTGAAGTTGTATTTAAGTTACCACTAATATCTGGTGCCAATTCATATCCACCATCATTACCCCATCTATTTAGTGGGTATTGTTTGTCCGCAAAAAATGTAGTATCAATTAATCCATCAGGACTATCAACTACCGCATAATCCGATTGAATCACCTCGTAAGTTGTAGGTGGCGTGGCGGGGTTAGGAGATTTAGCATAAGGTACTAAATTCCTGGTGATTAGTTTTTTTCTAAACCCCTCTGTGCTAATATAATCTAATGGACTCCCCATTTATACTTTTCTTAATAAATAGGTTAAAGGTAATTTTTTATCATTAATATGAGACAACACCTTGACCTTTATTTGATTTTGTGTCAGATAAACTTAAAACATATTGTTTAAATTGGTCACTGTTAAAAATCGCATTTAATTGTTGTTGTGTTAGTGTAGTTCCTGGCGGGGTATCTATAGTAATTTTAAACTCACCAAACTCAATTTTACTTGTTGTAGTTTTACTTTCAGTATTTGTTAAACTAGCATTTCGACTTACAGTTCTTTCCCCTAAAACATCTGTAAGAGATATTGGTTTTTGTGTTGTGGCGGCTGATTTTGATTTAACCGCACTAGCTGCGGAAGTTGTTGGTCTTCCTACCGCAGTTAAAAGTTCTTCAGAATATTTTTTGAATTCTTTTTCAATAGTACTTGAACCAGTAACACCTTGGTTAGTTTTTTGAAGAATATCTTTAAGTGCTTCCATACCTTTATTACCCATACCACTCGCAGTATTTGTAATACCTTCCTCAATTGCTTTAACTTTTTTAGATAAATCCTCATTACTTAACTTACCTGAAGTATTCGCAACATATAAATCTCTCATTTCTTTAATAGCGTCATTAACTTTTTCTGTTATTACCGCGCTACCAGGAACAGTTGTATCAACCGCTTTACTAAGTGACCTTGTAATTCTATCTGCTCCTAATAAATTACCTCTAATCGCAGAAGACCCCGCAACACCATAAGTTGCTTTGGCGACATTACCCTCAATTGCTCGTTGGATGTTTTTTAATACATCTAATTGACTTGTTTGAATTTCTTCTAAAGTTTTGGGAGCATTAGCCTGTTGTTCCCTTAACTTTTCCATTTCGTCCTGAGTAATATCACCTAATTTTTTGGTTTCAACTTTACCAGTTTCATCGTCTTTAAGTTGTACAACATACTCACCATCTTTCATTGTTGCCATATTGGCGAAGAATTGTTTATCTTCTTCGTCTTTAAATTTCAATGAAGGATTAATGGCCGAAACTCTTTTATCTAAATCTGCAGCAGCTAAAGCTGATTTTGTAAGTTGTTCATAAGAGATACCCGTCTCTTTAGACATTTCTCTTAATGTTAATACACCTTGTGGATTTATTTTAAACGATTTGCTTTTTTCGTCAAATTCAGTAAATTGTTTTGTGGCTTTGATTAAACTGTCTTGTAATGCACCTGGGTCGTTAATTGCATCATTCATTAAGGCAAACGGGTCACCTAATTGTCCAACAGCTAATCCTAATCTTTGGAATGATGCCGCCATGTTAATAGCACCTTCAGGGTCTATAACTTTATTAGCAAATTCAGCGGTAGTTTTCATGTCAAATCTTAACATTGAAGCTTGAGCCGCCATTTTAGTTAACCCCTGAACACCATCGTTAAAGTTAAATCTATTCATTAACTCCATGTTATTAGCAACATCGGTCATTACAGTTCTAGCATTCAAACCAATACTTTGAACATATTCAATAGATTTTTCTAAATTTGGTCCAATTTGAGATGTTTCATACCCAACTTTTGAAAAAGAATCAACCAATTCTTTAGCCCCAACACCTAATACTGTAGACGCGGCATATAATTTACTAACTTGGTCTTCAGTTGCAATAACATTTCGTCTCGAACCTTCGGCAATTTTTGCCATAGTGTTTGAAACATCATTAATATCTCCACCTAATCTAATAACTCCTGCGGCCGCTCTAGAAACCGCATCGTTCATTTCATCTAATCTGGTTCTACCCTGAACAAAAGAATTATTTAGTTTATCGGCCTGTTGGTACATGTTACCGATAGAGTCTAATATTTTTTCAATAGGTGACCCTAAACTATCAACGGTTTCTTTAAGTTCTTTAGCACTACCTTCGTCTTTTGGATTTCCTGCCATGATATTAATTGGTTATGTATATAAATAGAAGAAGGACCAAAAATTTTAGTCCTTCTTATTATCTTCGAGCCATTTGTCCAATAAATATTTTCTAACAAATATTGGCATTCGCTCAAAATCTTGATATGTAATTTTCATTAAAGTATTCAGATAGTAAAACTCATCTATCTGATTTTTTCTATAATCAGAAGAAAGGGCGAAAAAAGTCGACCCCAAAACCAACATTCACTGTTAGTCTTTCTCCTGACGGGGCCATTATAATTTTAGTCATATCCAATCTTGGTTCGTTCTCATTCATAAAATTTTTAATGAACTTTGAATCGGCAATTGGCATTGACTCGATGAATTTTGCAATAACTGCTTTATCGGTTGAACCGTCAATCTCAATGATTTCTTTTTGTAATCTCCAAGTAACTCTTGGAACAACTCTGCCTTGGGGGTATGTTTCTGCTAATCTACCAATCTCCATAATTTCACCATAATTTAAAGGTTTAATTTTAATTGTTGATTGTGATTTTGGTAAAAGAATTGTAAAACTACCGTCTTCATTTGGTTGTTGTCCGTTAATGATAGATAGTTCATCCAACCTAACATTTGTTTGAAATACTTTTTTAGTTGATGGGTCTGTAAGATTTAATGTCATCTCAGGACCAAATGCCGTGTTTCTTAAAAATATTAAGATTGCCTCAACATCACCTTCAATTAGGTCTTCAACCCTAACATCTGGTTCGTAAATTTTTGCTCTTAATAAAGTCATTGTTAAATCATTAGTTCCACCCATCAAAATGTTTTCATCTGATGCGGTAAGATAACCAACTTTTAATGATTTCTTTTTGTTTTTGTAGAAAATACCTTGAGAAGGTAATGGTACCACATCGTGTGGTAGTGTAAAATTTTGTTGACCGTAGTCGATTGTTTGATTATCCATATAAAAAAATTAACCGTAAAGTTTAGTGCTTTACGGTTAAATATAATTGATTGTAAAATTTTGTAAATAAGATTAGTAAACTAGTACACATCTATCCATTCTCAATGTCGCAGTAATAGACGCTAAAGCATCTGTTTTGTAGTCTAACGCATTGAAGTTAACGTCTGTTAAGAATGTTCCGTAAAGAATCCATTTCTCAACAACAACACCTGTTGGGTCCAACATTTCAAGGTCGATGTCTTTTTTGTAACCCGCAGCATAACCCATACGACCTGTCACTGATTCAGCATGTAGACGAACCCACTCCATAAGAGCTTGAGCCGCTGAAGGTCCAATTGGGTCTCTAAACGTTACGTTAATTGTTTGCCAGTTAAATCTACCAGCAACGAAAGTTGAAGTGTTTAAGAACGGTATCTCAACTGGTGCAATTTGAATATGAGGTCTTGATGTAGATTCTACAAACCACTCGTTAATACCCAAACTTGACGGAAACCTTAAGATGAAACGGTTTTGGCGTTTCGGTTCGTAAGGTATCGGCATTTTCATTAATAAATCAGCCATGTTATTTTAATTTTTTTGTTTCTTTAGTTTATATCTATAAATATAGTCTTGTTAAAAAATTTTTCTCTTTACTTTTAATTTGGACGGATTATAATCTAATTATATTCCTTTTTAACGCCTCCAGCAGTAGAATAAGTCTTAACTATATTATCTGGTTTATCTTTAAAATGTTTACTCATTACTTCAACATTTCTAATATCATCATCTGAAAATCCAATACTAGGTTGCTCTGGTACAAAATTATTTGACACATCGTTTTTAATATATGCCTTCTTATTAAGAACTGAAGCCATCGCCTTTATATAAGATACAAATTCTTCCATTGCACGAACTTTTGCTTCTTCGGGATTGGCAGCACCTGTTTCATCTCCAAAAGACACAGGGTGAAACTTACAAAGTTCCAAGTACGACTTAATTAATTCATCGTCACTCATGTCCCCTTCATCCGTAAATGTTCTATATTTTTTAAGGTTCTTAATTAATTTGTCTTTATCTATACCATGAAATCCATCAATAATGTAATTGTAAACAGCTTGTTTTAATGTGTTTGGGTTGTGACCTCTTGCGGTAATAATTGAAAAAATTGAACCGTTATTGATTGCCTCTCTAAAATCACTAAACGCTGGACCAAGTTTTGCTCTCATGGTATCTACTAAAAAATCTTTGTCACCTGCGGTTCTAAAATTTCTAAATGGGTCTTCAGCGAATCCTAAAATGGTATTACCCTTATAATCAAAAGGTTCTTTACCTATTTGACTTCTATATTCCGCAAAGTCATCAGTACTCATACCAACTTCATCACCACTTTCAGTTTTTAATACTATCTTTGTTGGCATATGAACAATGTTGTCATCCCAATCAAATGCATAATATTTCATATCGGGTGTACCCTCACCTTTAAAACCTTCTTTAAGTTGTCTTTTCATACTTTGGCATTTAGGGGGTACTTAATGTACCCCCATGAATTTATTATATATTTTCAAACGAAGCTCCTGTTGGAGTAATGAAGAATTCAATATCAATAAACTCCAAAGCTTTCGTAGGTTTTAGGTAGATTTTACCTGTTAAAGTGTTTCTATCTAAATCTTCAGGTGAAGAAGATACTGTTACACGGAAATCGTATAAACCTCTGTCTCTTCTAATTGAATCTAAGATAGGGTTAACACTATCCAAGAATTGTTGTCTAACAACTTGGTCGTTTTGTTCAAACAATAATCTTACCGCCACTGCTGAAATCAATTTACGAGCTTGTAGTAATAATCTTCTTACGTTTAATCTGTTAAGTGCTGTGTCAGCAACTTGTAGAGTTTTATTACCCCAAATTACAGTTCCAACATCAGAGAAAGTTGCGATAGGGTTAATTCTACCTTGATACAATGTATCTCTATCAGTTTGTGTAAGTTTTTGTCTAGCTTTGATTGAGTTTACAAGACCTCTTGTGTAACCCGCTGATGCAAACCAAGGGAATGAAATGTTATCTGTCAACGCTAAGTTTCTACAAACCTCACCTGTTGGTGGTAAATAAATTTGAGTATTGTTAACTGTATCTCTTGTTAAAATCCAAGGATAATAAGTTGCGGTATAGTTAGAGTCAATTCCTGTGTTATCTAAGTTATCAACCGCTTCTTGTGAGTAGATGATATCTTGTGGGTTGGTTGAATCTGGTGTATACATATTATAGTCAGGAGTTGTTGCGATATAAACCGAGTCAGCTCTTGAATATTGTACCATATCTATTGCTTCTTCTACTAAGTTTGAGTTATTAACATAATCAATACTTGAAGTTGCAAACACGTTAATGTTAGTTGCTTCAGGATTTGCAAATGTTAAGATACCAAGTAAGTAAGCGTAATAGTCAGTGTTTGCGAAATCTTGAGTATTATTTTGAACCACAATTCTTTTGAATATACCGTCACCTGTTGCGGTTGGATATCTTGAAGAAGGGTATGCTCCTGATAAATAACCTGAAGAACCTAATTGGAATCTATCTTGGTTAGTTCTAAACTCTCTGTAAATATCCCATCCATCAAATCCACCTGCAAAACACACTGTGTATTTTCTTGAATAAATAAAGTAATAAGGATTTTCTTGAGTTTGCGGGTCAAATCTAAAGTCAGCAGTTCCACATTCAAATGCCGTTTGTCCACTTGTCATTGAAGTTCTTGCGATTGTTACAACTGTAGCACCTGAGTCCATATGGAAACCTCTACTCAAATAATTCCATTTAACTGATTCTGTAGCTAATTCCCACCCAACAATTGGGTTTTGTTTACCTTTGTATGTTAGTAATGACTCATCAACACCATATTGTGTTGAGAATCCTAAATATGTTTTTCTAACAATATCTCCCCCTGATTCAACTGTTCCTCCTCCAACGGCAGAACCGAATGGTGGATTTGCAATAACCTCTCCAGGGTAATCATATTTAGTTTTAAATTTAGGGAATGGTGATGGATATACATTAGCGTCTTCATATTCTCTTTGTGTGTAACCGTAGAAACCACAAGGTAATGAGTCTATTGGATATTCATTTGCCATTTCAACCATTATATATTTTGAAATTAATGCGAACTCACCGTTAGACGAACCAATCTTTTTAGCAATAAAGTTATTTGTACCTGGGTCCATATTACAATTTGTAAATTTCTCAATTACAATTGGATTAGAATCAGTGTCAAAGAAATTTCTAACTAATACATCAAAAGACATATTATTAAACGATAAATTAGCAATTGAAACTTTAACTTCGGTATTTGCTGCATCACCATCAGAAATTGATATGAATTTAAACAAATCATATACTTTATTACCTCTTAATTCTGAAACTAAGAAAGGTGTTTCAGGTGATTGATATTTTTCTAAATTCCATGCAATTGATGAACTTGATTGACTTCTTGCGTCTGGTAGTGCAATTAAATCACAATTTAATCCACGAACATAACCTTGACTATAACCATAATTCAAACTTCCTTGATAAATTTCTTCAACATAAATTGGAACTTGGAATCTTGATTTACCAAAATTATCAACACCCAATACTTTAGTTATATATTTTGCAGATGATGCTAATAATGAAGTCTCAAATGAGAATGTGTTATTATCTTTAGTTACACCTGAAAGTAAGAAAGATGCATATGGAGATTGAGTTATACCCGAATATTGACCTGTACAAACAAGTTGTAAGTTATTAGGTACCCATGTATTGTTATTATTGTAATCAATACCTACTTCATAAACAGGACCATGGTCAACACTATCAGCACTGTTTGCGTAAAGTGAGATACCTCTTGAACGAATAGTACCTACAACCATATTATTATATTCAGAGTAAGCAGTACCTGTAAATTGGTAAGTCATACCTGTAATAGTACCTGTAAATTCTGTAGATGTTGCACCAGTTGCTAAAGTACCTACAGTGTAGTAGAATGAATATCCTGTATAAGCATTTCCTGAAGAAATGTCAAAGTTTGCATAATACCATGGGTCGTTTGATGACGAAGTTAAATCATTCTGAGCTAAATTGTTTTCACACTTATATGGGTCTTTAATAACATTATAAGTGTTTGTTAAACCGTAGTAATCGCTTTCAGGAATTGCACCGTACATAACAACAGTTGTTGCTGAAAGGTTAGGGCTATCCATAATACCGTCTAAAATAGAATTAAAGTCACTTTGTAATGTTGATGTAGAACCATCAGACAATCTATATTGTACATTTAAATTTGCTTGAACCTCAACAGGAAGTTGAGAAAGGTTTGTAAATGTAACAGTATTCCCTGTAGAATTACCTGTAAACGTTGCAGTAAAAGGTGCACTACTTGTGTTTATTGCAATTGTTGTAGGGTCAACATTGGCAATTAACGAAAGACTCCAAGATGGACCCGCGTCATAACCTGATAGACCTAAAACTCTTGTAACAAACAATTGGTTAGATTGTTGTAGATATGACTTAGCGATGTAAGCAGCCTCATACTTTGGTATCTGAGTGTTATAAAACTTAACGGGTTCTGTTCCCCCGAAATAAGCTTGAAACTCATCATAGTTTGTTATGAATACTGGTTCGAATGCTGGTCCTTTTATAGTTTCTCCAACAAGACCTAAAGTTGTTACACCCACACTTTGGGCTACGAATGATAAGTCGGTTTCGGATGTGTATACGCCTGGTGATACGAATACTTTTTGATTTGCTTGTGCTGTTGCCATTATTAAATTATTCTGTTACAGATTTATTTTATAGATAAATATTCAACATAAGTTGAAAAAACTTTACTTTTCAATAACTATTTATAAACGGTATGAATTAATTCTGCCTTTTTTCTGCCTATGAAAACTAATAAGGAAATCAAGAATATTAAAATATCACCTGAATCACACGAGATATTGAAAAAATACTGTGATAAGAGGGGAATAAAGATTTATAAATTTTTAGAAAATTTAATTATTGAGAAGTGCAAAGAGAAGAAAGATATATACGGTGAAGATTAAACGAGCTTGTTATTGTACAATATTGTTGAATCCTGTGTATCGTCTATTTTTGTAACTTCAACTCTAAGTCTATCGTTTGTTGTTATTTCAATATTTTGAAGGTCACTACCATAGTAATCACCGTTAATGTATATGTCAAAAGTATCTACATTACCAGTTGAAACTAAATTCATATTGGCAGTGAAATCAATAAAATCATTTAACATAGTATTACCCGAAACAAATAAAAAATTCATCTCAAATTCATCAGGGTTTTCAGGATATTTTTTTCTTTTTTGTTTTTTTGTTGAGGTGTCGATTTCCATAAGTTGTGTTACTCTTGCAATTGCAGGTTTAACTTCAAACTCTTCTTCGTCAATAAGATATCCCAACATTGTGAAATCATAATTTTGAATATAATATTTTCTTGACTCAATTGTCATTTGAGATTCATCTGAAACATTATCCAAAATAATTGGAACATATTGTCCTTTAATAAATGTGTAGGCTTGTCTTGACGCGAATGTTTGCATAACCACTTTATTAAGTTGGTTAAGTTCTCTCATTCTATTACAAATAATTTTAACACTATATTTGATATCAACAGGGACAGGTTGTGGAATTGTATAAATGTCCATACCTTGTTCATTACCATTCCATGTTGGTACCGAAGCGTAATAAAATTGCTTTCTGTTTGGAATGTTATAAATTAAAGCAGGGTTTGAACCGTATTTTACTTCAGGATTTCTAACCACTGTAATAAATGGTGGGGATGGATTATTATCCATATCCGTGAATAATGCGGTTTCAGTATATTGAGTCCAATTTTGAGTTGTAATGATAATATCCAACATAGGAACAATTTTTCCCGATGTTGTTACTTGTAATTCATCTTTAACAAAATTCAACATACCTTTATCTAAATCGGCATGTAATACTGACTTAGGTAAATAAGTTCCATCTTCTTTAATATACTCTAAAAGTTGTTCTCTTCTTTCAGATAAAACTTTTTTTGGTACTAAAGGTAATGTTGGTTTAACTATGTTTCTTGGTAACGGCATTTTATTATTTTACAACAAATATTTTATTTTGCGAATTTATCATATCAACTTCATTTGCATGATAAACAGGTTCTTCACTGTCTTTATAAACAAACGAATCAAATTTATATGGATTATATGTAACAACTTTATCAGAAGTTGAGGTTGGTAAATCGTCACATGGATATTCACAATAATCTAATAATTTTCCAATTACAAATGCGTGAACATTCTTTGATTTTTCAGAACGAACTTTTTCTTTACCACCTTTTCTAACTCTAAACTCAACATCTCCTAATTTAACATAGTCAGCATGCATAATTACTTTACTATCATAGGTGACCGAAAAAGTATGTTTGTGTAAATTATAATACACCATAACTTTCTTACCCAAAAATAAATTATCAAACTGAGATTCAGTTATTACTACTTTCATTATAATCCTCTAAATTCGTTTTCGCTTACATATGTTGCGGTTATTGTTCTATAGAACGGTTTGTATCCACCATAAGTATGTTTATTGTCTGACTTAACAAGTCCATCATCAATAACCGTATAATATCTAATTCGGTCTTCAGTTTCATAATATCCAAAGTAATCACCCATAAGGATATTAACTTGCATATCATCAAGAGTTTTTTGGTAAATTGAAAATTTCATATTACCTGGCTCATCTTGTTTAACTTTAGAATTACCAAGTAATTTGTTAGTTGGAGCCATGATTTGAACATAACCGTTCAATTCTATAGGTGCCATGAATTGTATTCCATCTTCTAAAACTTCACCATACACATCATCAGTTTTTGTGCGATATCTATCAACACGGTATAACACAACCGTGAAATTCATATCACCCACTAACCACTCTTCACCCATACCAATATCTAATGCAAAATCCTCCTCACCGAAGAATTTGCCTAACCTTGTAATTGGAACTAATTTTTGCATATATTGATAAATACTTTATTTTTACTTATATTTAAGACAAACTTTTATTAAAAGAATGGAAATAAGTTTGGAGTCAAAGGCATTGACGATTCTTGAAACATATGAAGGTGGTAATAATTACATGTTAGAGTTAAAACGTAAGTCACAACTTAACAAAAAATTTTACCCAACAAGAAGTCAATCAGAGTATATTATTAACTTCCACGACAAGCAACCAAAGGTTGCCAAGAAGTGGGTGATTCTTGACGCCTACTTTGCACAAAAATTAGCTGACGATAAATTATATACCGAAATACCTCAAAAAGTTTGGGTTGAAAAATTATTAGCAGATAAAGAAAAGGCTTACCACATTTGGGGTAAAGTTTTTGAAAAAGAAGAATTACATGATTTTTGGTTACCAAAGGCAGCAATCATTAAAGATAATTCAGTTAAAGATGTTGTGATTGATTATTCCAAATATTCTCACCGTCCTCCATTAGAACATCAAAAAGAAGCAATTCAAAAATTAGTTGAAAATAAAAAGTTTATCTTGGCTGATGACATGGGTCTTGGTAAAACAACCTCAACAATCATTGCAGCATTAGAATCAGGTTCTAAAAAAGTTTTAATCATTTGTCCCGCTACTTTAAAAATTAACTGGAAACGTGAGATTGAAAATTATTCAGACAAATCAATCTACATTGCGGAAAGTAAAAACTTTAGTACTGAGGCGGATTTTGTAATTATAAACTACGACATAATAAAAAATTTCCATGACCCTAAAAAGAAAGATGAATCTCAAGTTCTTGCTGCCAATTTTGATTTGGTTATTATTGACGAAGCACACTATATCAAAAATGCTACGGCGCAAAGGACGAAACTAATTAACGATATCGTTAAAAAAACTGACAGATTGTGGTTATTGACAGGTACCCCAATGACATCACGACCAATTGATTATTTCAACTTATTAAGTTTGATTGATTCCCCTGTTGCAAAGAATTGGATGGCATATGCTATCAGATATTGTCAAGGATATCAATTTAATGTTGGCGGAAGAAAAGTTTGGAATGTGACGGGTGCATCAAATTTAGAGGAATTAAGAGACCGAACTGTAGGATTAACATTAAGAAGATTAAAAGAAAATGTTCTTGACCTACCCGATAAAATTATTACCCCTGTATATCTTAGATTAAAATCTAAAGAATATGAAAATGTTATGGGGGAATATTATGATTGGTATGATAAAAATCCTGAAGAGTCAAAATCACTAACAGTTCAATTTTCAAAACTAACAAAGGTTAGACAAATTATTGCTGACGAGAAAATTGCTCAGACAATTGAACTTGCCGAAAACATTTTAGAACAAGACAAGAAAGTTATCATATTCTGTAATTTCACAGATTCTTTAAATAAAATTACAGAACATTTTGGAAAACTTGCAGTTAAACTTGATGGTTCAATGTCAAAACCTGAAAGACAATACTCTGTTGACCAATTCCAAGACAACCCAAAGGTTAAAGTTTTTGTTGGTAACATTAAAGCCGCAGGTGTTGGTATTACTTTAACATCAGCAGAAGCGGTAATCATGAATGACCTTTCATTCTTACCATCAGACCACGCACAAGCTGAAGACCGAGCATATCGCTACGGTCAAAATAACAATGTATTAGTATACTATCCAATTTTTGAAAATACGATTGAAGGTATCATTTATGATATATTGAACAACAAGAAACAAGTCATCGCAACAGTTATGGGTGACAACCAAAATCCTGCTGATGCAGCAGAAGAAATTCTACAAAGAATTAATCAGTTGAGATATTAAGCAACTACGGATTATTTATATACAACGGATAATCCAAAACTATGAAAAAAACAGAAGAGAAAATCCAACAACTAGAACTACAGATACTTGAAACCCACGTTAACAAAGAAAAAGAGTTGTTGATTACAGAAATGAAAAAAATAGGAATAGAGAAATTACCTTATTCTTATACAGCCCTCAAACAGTTTATTGACCCAGAAACAATGAACTTTCATTATAATAAACATTATAAAGGGTACGTGGATAAACTAAACGACGCATTATCAAAGAAAAAATACGGAGATTTAGATTTAGAAAAAATAATCAAAACAATTAGTCGTTTTGATAAAAACATAAGAAATAATGCAGGTGGTGCTTTTAACCACGCATTATTTTGGAACATGTTAACTCCTGAACCCAAAAAACTTGATGGTGAACTTTACAAAAAAATCACCAAACAATGGGGGACATTCACCGCATTCAAAAAAGAATTTGAAAAACAAGCCAAAGAAAGATTTGGTTCTGGATGGGTATGGTTAGTTCTAACCTCAAAAAATACTTTAAAAATTATGTCAACTCCAAACCAAGACAATCCATTAATGAATGTGATTGAAGGGGGTGGATTTCCACTATTAGGACTAGATTTATGGGAACATGCTTATTATCTAAAATATAGAAACAAAAGAGATGAATATATCACAAACTTTTGGAAAGTAGTTAATTGGGATTTTGTAACAAAAATGTACGAAATGAAAATTGAAACAAAATTAACTGAATCAACAAAATTAAAACAATTGTTAAGTGAGGGTAAATCTGAAATGTGTTCTCAATCAGAGAATGAATTCTATAGAATGTTATTCAATGCAAATTCCGATATAAAATGGACTTTCATGAATGGTATTAATAAAATCATGAAAGAAGTATTCAATGAAAACTATATTGAAAAACCAGACAACGACCAATTACCTGGTGTTTATAATCTTGAGGGTCCTGGCAGGTCTGTTATTAATAAATTAAACACAAACTACACATCTTTTTGTATCTTATTAAAAGATTTAAATAATGTTATTGCAACAATTCCTAATAAAGAACCCATTCAATTTATGGATAAAACTCCATCACAACAAAAGAAAGAGGTTGAAAGATTTGTTAATGCATTAAACCATTTTAAGTTTAGAATCTTTGATAAAGAAAGTTCAACTTTTCAAAATTTATTAAGAATTTTAACTGAAAAAGATAAAGCAGGAAGTAAAAGAGAAGAAATCACGGCATCAATACTTAAGAGGTTTTTTGGTAAAACCGCTAAGGTTGAGGTGGTTGGAGAACTTGGTAATAAAAAAGACGCAATACAAGGTGTGGATTTAGAAGTTTTTAAAGATGGACAATTATATACCGCTCAGATTAAACCGTTTAGAAATATGATTGAAACTGAGGATGGTATTGTTTTAGAAGGTACCGCAAGTGTTAAGTTATACAAAACAGATTGGATGGTTTTCCAAAAAGGAAAAAATGTTTTAGTGTTCAATCAAAAACCAAAAATTGTAGGTGGTAATTTTGTTTTTCCAAAAGATTCACTGCTCTACAGTATTTAATAATAAACTAATTGATATTTATTAGATATGGCAGTTATTCCAGAACCAGAAAGGTCAAAAATTTATACAAGAATTAAACACTTATTGGGTGCACCATTAAGAAGTGTTGAGATTGAAGATGAAATGATGGATTCTTTGATGGAACTATCTATTCAAGATTATGAACAATATGTTCTTGATTGGTTAATTGAAAGTCAGTGGGTTAACTTGGTTAACTTGAACATGACTGAAAAGTCTGTTGCTCAAGCTTTAATTACAAGAACCATGGATTTTGAACAACAATTTGCATATTCGTATTCAAAAATTGTTGGACTTCAAACTATGGGTCCATGGGTACTTAAAAAAGATTATTTTCTTCTTGAGCCAAACAAACAAGATTATGAAATACCTGCAGGTAGAGAGATTAATGAGTTATTATGGTTTAGTAACCAACCTTGGACTGCATTTGGTATGGGTGGAATTGGTGGTTTTGGTGGTGTTGGATTAGGTGCGAATGAAGTAGGATTTGCTCAAATGGGTTATCAAGGTTCTTACTTTATGATGTCAGGTTTTGACTACTTGTTAAGAATGCAAGAGGCAAACATTATGAATAGAATTTTAGGTGGTTCGTTAACATATAGAATTACTGCGTTACCTGATGGTAAAAGAAACGTACAGTTATATAACGCTCCTGGTAATCATTTTAATTGGAATAATTATAGCGGATATGTCGGTAAAGCTGTTTGGTATTGGTATTACGATGTAACTCCTGATAGTAGGGCGGATTGTTTAAAAAATAATCCTGATGTAATTAAAATGCCTAATGAAGTTCCTTTAGAAGAGTTTACTTGGACAGATTTAAATGTACCTGCACAACAATGGGTAAGAAGATGGTTTACCGCTTACGTTAAAGAAACGTTAGGTAGAGTTAGAGGGAAATATAGTGGAAACTTAAAAACCCCTGACTCTGAAATCCAAATGGACTATACAAGTCTTTTAACTGAAGGTAAAGATGAAAAAACTAAGTTAGAAGAAGAATTAAAACTAAGACTTGAAAGACTTAGACCTGAAAAACAAATGGAAAAAGAAGCCCTTATTGCTGAAAATTTAAATAAGCAAATGAAATTCAGAGCTATGCCTCGTCAAATATATGTAATTTAACCTTATGGCAATATTAAGAACAATCCCATCTACAAGATTAATTAATGGGGAAATATTAGAAACTTCAGAAATTTCAATTGTGTCTGAAAGAGAATACTCAACTAACGGTGAGGAATGTGTTATCATTAGAAATGTATTGGAGTCTACAGTTACTTTAAACTCAAAAACTACTGACCATATTGTCGTAAAGGCAATGACAAGGATAACAATCAAACCTGACACAGGCAAAATTGACGAAGACTATGATGAAATAGTTGCCGACAAATATGCCTGTATTGAGTTTAGATTTTGTGCTGGTAATTGGTATATCTTATCTTCAGACGGTCTCAAGAATTCCTAACTTTTCTTTCCACCCTTCTTCAGCTAATTCGTACATATAGTCAGGGTCTAAACCTCGTTTTTTCCAATATGACATTTCAGCATCTGTAATCGCTAACACGTCCTCCAATTTATCTTGACCTGACTCGTCAAATGGTTGACCATTTATCAATTCACATTGTGCGGTTGTAAAGATACCTCTTTTTTCAGGGTCAGTAACAATTAAACCATTTCTCACTTCATCCTTAAAACAAACTAATAACGGCTCAATTCTTTTATTAAAAGTGGTAATTGCTCTTGGGACATTATAATCACCTGTTAAATTAGGGTCATTGTCTAAAATGTCTTTATCTAACATATAACAATTAATTTGAACTCCATCCCCTTTCTTTTGAACATCTCCATGAGACGATTTAAGTCCATTATTAACATACATAATAACATCACCTAAACTTACGTTTAAATTTGATTGAAGAGCTAATTCCATGTGGGCCATTCTGCTCATACTATTACCCGATTTAGTTTTTTCTGTTAAACGTTTTTTGTAATCATCCATACTTAGTTTAACTTTCGCCCTTTGAGCGATTTTACTTAACGGTATCTTTTTATCAAAAATTGTCTGTAAGTACTCATAGTAATATTCAACAAACGCCTTACCATTGCCTTCAAGTAACATTTTAACACCTTTATCCAAAAAGGCCTCAATATACAATGGAAGTTTCTTTGATTTAATACTATTACCCGTTAATTTGATTTTACCTTTGGCATCCATAACCGCATAGTTCTTACGAGCTAAGTTGATGGTAGAAGGCCATATACCATCAGTATCAAGCGCCATCTCACCTCTCATGAATATATCATTATACTCGGCAACATCGGCTTCAGGCCCAAAATATTCTTTACCCTCTTTAACTTTCCAATTCAATCCACGACCAACATAAACTCTATCGTTTGCCTCATCAGGAGTTGAGAAGTTAACACCATCCGTATCCATTACCAACGGAACGTATCCTTTAGTCATGAAGAACTTAATCATCTGACGAAGGTATTGTCTACCTGTACAGGTAATCTGTTCACCCATATACATGTCACCCCAAGCATAAACCTGAGGAGCGGATAATGCACCAAACATCGAGTTAATGAAAATCTTAATCGGTAACTGTTTATTACCATATGATTCAGACTTCTTACGGTCAACATTATAAAACTCTTCAGCAAGTTGTTTGTATTTGATACGGGTATTACGGAAGTAACTTAACATACCTTTCATTGCACCTGTTACATCACAGTCAGGAAATACATCATGTACTAACTGAATAGAAGGGTATAGAGATGAGAAATCGAGTTTAAGTACGTTCTTACTATAACCAACCTTAAGTAGTCGTGAAAGACCTCCTACAAAGTCTGTCTTACCTTGTTTTTCTGGAATAGCGAGCCCATGCTTATAAGACCAAGCTAACATTAACATTTTCCATAATGTTGCAGTACCCATGGTTGAAACCCTTTCGTATGTTGTTGGAATCATCGCAGCCAACAAGAAGGAACCTTGGTTGAACTCTTGGTCCACCTTAAGGGTTTCATCTAGGTCATCGTCAAGATACATCTCTACTAACTTATCACCTTTAATCTTATTGTATACGTCAGTACGTTTATCACAAATTTCATCAATTTTAGAATCCACACCAACTTTTTTGTAATTACCGTTTTTAGTGTTTAACCAAAAGTCTTCTTTCTTTGAGTAGAATGGACCAATATCTAAATGGTCAATATAAACACGGTCAGGGGCTTCAGCATTAATATACTGAGTAATGTATTTCAATCCCGCAGATTTAATACTTGAATTGATTGCTTGTGCTCTACGAACAGCATGAATAATATCAATT